AGTGGCTCCAAGCTGGGGAGGAATTGCAGATTATCAACCCGCACTTTCCAAATGTCCATGAACGCATGGTAAACGCTATGAATATAGGAGTTAAAGTAACTACATGAGTACAAGCATAAAAGGTTTCTACGATTTCACGGAAGAAGAATTGCGCGGTGGTATTACAAGTGGTACATATCACCTTAAGGTAACCGACGCCGAGGCAGACCATTGGGACGACGGACGACCCCGCCTCAATATTCGTACTGAGGTAGCGTCCGGCGCAAGCATCGGCGCCTTCGGCCCCCGCCACACTTGGTCACTAGGGTCATACTCTGGTGTGACTGGCGATGGCCGCGACTTCACCATCACAGAAGAGGAAAACCAAAAACGCTTGGTCAAAAATATCAAGTGTGTCCTCAACGGCAAGACCCCTGTGGTCACTAACCCATCCAGTTGGGACAACTCCATGCTGGATGAGATAGCACAGCAGTTAGTCGGTGAATCTTTCATCGCAACTATCAGTGATGGGAAGAACGGTTACCAAAAGCTCGACCGCTTCTACGCAATGTCTTCCCCTCCTAGCGGGTTCAAAGTTAGCAGCACTGAGGCCACCGCCTTCAGTGTCTAATAGCGAACCTAACAAAGCGGCCCCTTCGGGGGCCGTTTTTATTTTAAGGAGGTAGTTTATGAAACTACAAGAGATTGACGACATCATCGTAGGTGGTCTGGTAATCGAGGTTAACACCCCGACCGCAGACCTAATCAACAACGGACTGCTGGGGCATTACTTGCCTGCCCAACTTGAGATTGGTGTTAGGAATGACCTGCCTTTGCAGCTACAAGCTAACGTGCTAACCCACGAGGTTACCCATGCGGTAGCCAACGTCTATTGTGAGGGGCTCGGCTTAAACGAGGCTCAGGTAGCAGGGATAGCGCAAGGATTCTATCAGGTACTCTCTGATAACCCAAACTTGGTAAGGTTTATCACGATGCGGGAGCTAGATGACGACGACGAGCGTGACATGAACACTATCATGAACAACCACGTCCGTACCAACGGCGACAAACAAGCTCACGCATTAGCTATAGCCGAAGCTAATGGGGTATGTCTAGACCAAGAGTACGACAAGATTGGGGTAGACCAAGGCGGCCACTAATGCAAACTGCACACTATCCTCCACTACCAACAACCATTTTTCCTGGCAGCACCGTTCTTGGTGACGGCCCGATGCCATGTGACTGGATGTTTATAGGCGAGGCTCCTGGTGCAGTAGAAGACCAAGCTGGGCGGCCCTTCAGTGGGCCGTCCGGCAAGCTCTTCAACACATTGCTTGAGCGCTTCACTGAATTGCGGCGCCCCTTTGTGTATGTCACCAACGTATGTAAGCATAGGCCTCTCGACAACAGGACACCTAAGGTGAGCGAGGTTAAACCCTACTTACCATTTCTTTACTCAGAGATTAGAGAAGTCAACCCCAAAGTTATAGTGACATTGGGTGGCACAGCAGCTAAGGTATTCGACAGTAAGTTTAAGATTACAGCCGAGCATGGTATTGCTAGGTGGGTAGAGCTGCCCGATGGGTGGCCGGTTATCCTTGTGCCGTGGTACCACCCTGCTTTTGCAATCCGTAATGCTGATGCTCGCGTCGCGCTGGCTGAAGATGCCCAGCGTTTATCTGAGCAGATAGCCCGACTCGGTATAACTGAACCTGAACCAGACTATAGCCTTGGCGATGAGCAGGGGATAGTATCTCATTTGCTCAGTAACTGGGGCACCTTTGGCCTTGACACCGAAACCACATCCCCAACTAGGGCTAACACATTCATGACAGACGAAGCCGACATGGTTGGTTACTCTGTCTCGATGGCACCTCGAACAGGGCAGTACGTACCTAGTACACAGGTAGGGCATGGTATGGGGGCCGTACTCGGCTCTCCTCTGTGGACTAAGATATGTCACAACGCTAAGTTTGAGTACAAAATATTTAAGAAGCAAGGAGTAGAACTACTAGGCTATGAAGATACTAAGCTGGCTGCGTATCTGTTGGGAGAAAGTCAAACAGGTCTTAAGGTGCTTACCCGACAACACCTCTATACAGACCCAATATCATATGCGGAAGTTACGCAGGGAAGGGACATGTCCGATTTGTCTCCGTCCGAGATTTCCGAATATGCATCATCGGACGCCGACCACACTCTGCGGTTGTGGGCGCTATTTGAACCCCTACTAAAAGAGCAGGGGCTCTGGTCTGTATACAATCAAATTGAAAAGCCCCTGATACCTGTGCTCGCAGGTATGGAGCAACGTGGTATGTTAGTTGACAACCGCCGATGCTTCAAGGTCTTCCGCGAAATGAGTACCGCTAAAACTCAAGCAGAAAAGGAGATACATAATGCCCTTAGGTCTGTTGGTGTTGACCCTGATAATTTTAACCTCAATTCTGGTGACCAAGTGGGTGCTTTGCTCGAAGAACTCACGGCCCCTATCACCAAAAGAACGGCGGGAAAGGGACGGTTGGTAGTAGATGGTACTTCCTTAGCCGACTGTCAAGAATGGTGGCCTGAGTTTATCACACCTCTGCTTGCCTACCGCAAGTACGAGAAGCTCAAGGTCTACGTTCAAAACTTTCTCAAGCTACGTGGGCCTGACGGTAGGCTACACACCTCCTTCAACCAGTCGGGACATTGGGAAGAGGATGGGAGCAACCCACTCTCCGCCCCCTCGACTGGTCGTATCTCCTCGTCAGGCCCCAACCTACAAAACATACCACACCACCGTGCCGTAGTTGATGGCACTGATTGGGGTGCGGAGATTCGTGGGTGCCTCATACCCAAGGATGGGCACTGGCTTATGTCGTGCGACATAGCACAGGAGGAGCCCCGTATCGTAGCGGTACTGGCCCAAGACCAGACCCTGCTCGATGCCTTTGCTGAAGACAAGGACATCTACAGGCCTGCGACTGAGGCGCTGTACCCCTACACTAACGATGCTGAGAACGATGCTGTGTTCAAGCGGGACTATGAGCACGAGCGGTTCGTGGGTAAGACATTCTTCTTAGCTTGGTACTACGGTGCAGGCGCCGGACGGCTGAAGACGTTGGACGGTAGCCTCACCAGCTCTGCTATCAAGCGTGGTCTAACACTCATGACCAATGCCCACCCTGCCCGTGATGCGTACCTAAAGGAAACCAAACAACAGCTACGCAAAACAGGTATAGTGGAGTCGCACTTCGGTCGGAAGCGGTGGATATACAAGTCATGGTCGCATGACCCACGTGAGTTCCAAGAGGCCTTACGTGAAGGGGCGAACATGCGTGTACAGGCGACCGCCGCTGACGTTCTAAAGATAGCGCTGGTTACTATCGACAACTCGTTGCGTGAGCACCACCTAGAAAGCAGGCTGGTGTCCACTGTACACGATGAGGTGGTACTAGAGGTAGCCAATGACGAGACACTTCGTGTTGCCTACCTAGTTAATCAATCATTCTCTGGTCTGCTACCTGGCATGGAGTTGCCAGTAGAGGTATCACTTGGCAAGGACTGGGGACACATGGAAATTTATGAGTGGGAGAAGTTATGGAATACGTAGAGAAACATATCACATGGAAGGTCATGCCCAAAGAGACTGTCACCCTAATGCCGATTGGCGACGCGCAGGTAGGGGCAGAGGCCTCAGATATTGATAGACTAAAGACCCATATGGAGTGGGGATTCCACACTAAGCACGCTATGTTCTTAGGGATGGGCGACTATGTGGACATGGCCTCGCCGTCCAATAGACGTATCCTCAAGGCCGCTAGTCTATATGATACGGTGACTGAGGCGTTACAAGCCAAGGCCCATGAGGACATATATACATTTTTAGGGGCGACAGGATATACTAAGGGAGCATGGCTAGGACTCTTGCAGGGCCATCACTATATGGATAACGTAGAAGACAACAAGACCTCAGACATGGCTATAGCTGAGACACTACACGCACCGTTCTTAGGAGACTGCGCCCTCGTACGTATCATATTTGACAAGCATAAGGATGTAGACGGACTGCCTGTTAAGGCCGACATCTGGTGTCACCACGGGCGTGGTAGTGGCACCGCAGTAGCCTCACCTATCAACTCACTTGAGAAGATAGCGCGTGGCTTCGATGCTGACATATACCTGATGGGCCACCAGCACAAGAAGATAGCGGCGCCTATCGACGAGTTGTACTACTCGCGTGGCGGTCGGTTGTTACACCACACTAAGATACTTGCCTGTACTGGCAGCTTCCTTCGTGGCTACCTAGCCAGCTCGGAGTCTGAGGGCAGGTCGGGTGGCACGTACGTAGAGAAGGGTATGATGACCCCCGTATCTCTTGGCGGTATCGTCATCGAGATGGGGATAGTTAGAGAGGAGTACGGGGATAGGTTAGACCTTAACGTATCGTTGTAATGAAAGTTCTAGTAGCTTGTGAGTATAGTGGCCGTGTTCGCGACGCCTTTGCGCGTCGTGGGCACGATGCCATTAGTTGTGACCTATTGCCCTCCGAGGCAGACGGTAACCATATCCAAGGTGATGTCTTAGACGTTATCCAAAGCCAACACTTTGACTTGATGATAGCACACCCGCCCTGTACTTACTTTACTAATAGTGGTGTGCGATGGTTGCACGAAGATGAGAGCAGATGGCCTAAGTTGGATGAAGCCGCGAGGTTCTTCAACGCACTACTGGACGCACCGATTGAGCAGATATGTGTTGAAAATCCAGTGCCTCATAAGTATGCGATAGAACGCATCAAGGGTAGAAAGTATACCCAGCTCATCCAGCCTTGGCAGTTTGGGCATAAGGAAAGGAAGGCAACCTGTCTATGGTTAAAGAATTTGCCGTCGCTACAACCAACATCTAACTTAAGGAAAGAGATGATGGAGTTACCTTACGCCCAAAGAAACCGCCTGTACTGGTTGTCACCATCTAAGGATAGGTGGAAGGAGAGGAGCAGGACATTCCTAGGAATCGCTGACGCAATGGCAGACCAGTGGTCTTAGCCACCCACGCTCAGCACCTGCTCGTCCTTAGAACCATCACGGTACACGGTAATACCTTTGCACCCTAGTTTATAGGCCAACTTGTAGGCTTCCTCTACGTCCTCGACAGTAGCCGAGGCAGGGAAGTTAATGGTCTTGGACACGGAGTTATCCGTATGCTTCTGGGCCATAGCCTGTAGGCGTATGTGCCACTCAGGTGAGATGTCGTGCGACGTTCGGAACACATCCTTGACCCACTGTGGTACGTCGGTACCCTCTAGTGTGCCAGTCTCATGAATCTGCTTGAGCAATTCGATTGAGTAGAAGCCTTCTTTCTTGGCTACCTTCTCAAAGTAGGGATTCATTTCCACCAACTTAGTCCCATCCATTACATTCCGCATGTAGCTCAGCGCGAACAGTGGCTCGATACCACTAGACGCATTGGCTATGATACTGATTGTACCTGTGGGCGCAATGGTGGTCGGCGCCGAGTTCCGCATCCAAGTATGTGGGGCGTATATGCTACCCTCCCAAGCTGGGTAGGAGCCACGCCTAGTAGCGAGAGCACTAGACGCGAGGTGTGCCTCCTGGCGTACAAACCCAAGCACCCAGTCAGTTAGGGTTAGGGCGTCCTCAGAGTCATACTGGATTCCAAGCTGTACCATCATGTCAGCGAGGCCCATAACACCCAGACCAATGCGCCGAGTCTTGCGACTCATTTCATCAATCTCAGGGAGCGGGTACTGGTTGCAGTCCACCACGTTATCTAGTAGGTGTACCCCCGTAGACACTGTATAGGCCAGCTTCTCCCAGTTGACTACGCACCCCTCGTCCGTGTACTTGAGCATGTTAGCTAGGTTTACAGAGCCTAGGTTACACGACTCATAGGGCTGGAGCGGTTGCTCGCCACACGGGTTGGTGCTCTCAATAGCGCCGAGGTGGGGGTTAGGGTTGTCAGCATTGATGCGGTCAATGAATACAATGCCGGGGTCACCAGTCTCCCACGCCATACGAGTAATCAACTCGAACGTGTCGCGAGCATTGTTCGTCCGCACATGCTGACCGTTACGTGGGTTGATTAAATCAAAGTATAGTGACGCTTCCACCTTCTCCATGAACGCCTCAGTGACTGCCACCGAGATATTGAAGTTGCTGAGGTTCTTCTTGTCCTTCTTGCTTTTGATGAACGCCACAATATCTGGGTGAGTGACATCGAGGATGGCCATGTTAGCGCCTCTTCGAGTACCACCCTGCTTAACGACATCGGTAGCCGTATCAAACGCACGAATAAATGAAACAGGCCCACTAGCGATACCTCCTGTGGAACCAACCACATCACCAGCAGGGCGCAGTCGGCTAAAGCTAAAGCCGGTGCCACCGCCACTCTTGTGTATCATGGCGGCGTCCTTCACGCGGCTAAATATAGAATCAAGGTCATCTTCAATAGGTAAAACAAAACAGGCGGACAGTTGACCTAGCCTCCGACCCGCGTTCATGAGGGTGGGAGAGTTAGGCAGGAAGTCCAAGCGACTCATAGTGCTAAAGAACATAGCTTCAACTACCTGTCGCGCCTTCTCGTCTTTGCCATAGTTTAATTCGGGTTGAGATAATGCTGAGGCCACACGATGAAACATATCAGTGGCGTCCTCAGTAACCATGCCGTTCTCGTCCTTG